GATTTCAGCGCATTCTTCAAAGATTTGAGAGACAAACATGGTGCGAAATTATCGCATCGAACCTTCTTGTGCAATACTTTTTAGAAAATCTTCGTCAACTGCCATTGGCATTTCTTCAGCCATAGCTTCTTCAGCGGCAGGAGCAGTCGCACCACCTTGTTTTTGGGCATCAATTTCAGCTTTAAGAGCATCAAGTCCAGAAGCGAGTTGATTGAATAAGGTGTAAAGATTGTCAAACGCATCAGATGGCATTTGAACCATAACTTTCCCGCTATCAGCAGGAGCAGCCATTTCTGGAGTTGGTGCGGCCATTTCCCCCGGCATCGCTTCTGGTGTTGGAGTTGGAGCCTCAGTTGGAGGCATTGTTTTATCGGCCATAAAATTAATCTTCGTTTTCTTCCTCGTCTTCTACTTCACCTTCAGCAGCCTTCAGGCCCATCTCGATAGCGTCTTCATCATCTTCTTCTTCCACTTCATCGGTAGAAGTCGTTTCAGAGACTGATTCTGGCTTAATACCGCAAATCTGAAGTTCAACGCAATGCCGTTTTACTTCCTTCCCATCACGCATCATGGTTTCTTTTTTCTCCATGACTTTTTTGAAATGGATAACAGCAGTTCCTTCTTTTGGAAGCTTGCTCAATCCTTCAGCATTGTCAAAGTAAAGAGAAGGGTAATGAATGGATTCAGATTCCTTCACCTCCATTGCAGGCTTCATTTCCATTGATTGAACTTTTTCCCCAAGGTCAATGAATCCCTCTGGAAGATCAGCTTTTTTATTAGTGTATGGCATATTTTTTAATTCAGAACTTCAGGCCAAGTTGCTTTGATGCCATCAAGATCATCTGGAAGCGGAGTCAAAGTAACATCGCGGAGTTCTTGTTTGGCAGCAATGATTTCAGCTTTCTTCTCTTCGTTGTTAGCCTCAACTGCCTTCATAAAATCAATGTCGAGCTTGGCAAGTTTAGGAGCGCGAGCGGCACGGAACTTATCAAGATGAATAGCTTTCGCCTTCTCAATATTTACCTTTGCGCCAGTTTCAGCGTCAAACTCGTATGCGTTGAAATAATCGTTATCAATTTCAACTGACTCAACAATCTTGTATTCTATTCCTGTTGGAACATCTTTGATTGCGTCATTAACATCGCCAGTAGGGATAACTACTGCTACTTGTCCGTTTGGTTGTGGATAGGTGATAAGCATAAAATTAGTTTCCGAAGACTTGAACATTTAAATACGCTGAATCATACCCAAATTCGGAAAACCCAGCGCAATTTTGAAAACGAACAGATGAATTAGATCGTGAGCCATACTCACCCAAATACCCGCCTTGAACGGCTAACCTTAAATCTCTTGTTAGATTTACACTATAATTCGCATCAGTCATAGGTGTCGCAAAATTCACAGTATAATCACCAGTTCCATTCTTTGTAACGCTGGAGACATTGTAGCTTGAGCGAATCGTTGCGGGCGATGTAGTTCCATTAAAATTCACCCATGCTTTGCAAATCTGCGTCTGCTCTGTTGTGCCAAGTTTTGCTGCGGTGACTGATCCATTAGCAATCTGCGTTGCACCAACAGAGTTAGCGGCAAGCACAGCACTCGTCAGCGAAGTTGTGTCGTTAAAAGTAATTCCTGCGGAGTCGATTGTTGTTGGCATATGTTATCCTTCGTAAGAAATGTTAATTGTTCCAGCGTCAAATGTGTCTGTGCCGTTAGATGTTGTAATTCTTACTCTATCTAATGAACCAGATAATGCAGGAGAAGTCCCAGCAGATTGGAATCCATTGCTTGTGCTGTTGTTATAACCAAATATACCAGATTCTATCCAAGTATTTGAATTAAATAAACACAATTGAACAATGCCATTTTGTAAAACACTACCCGGAACTCCAAATATAACAAATCCAGTTGTGACAACTCCAGTTCCACTGCTTGCCCATGCTTGCGATGAATATCCTGTATTAACAATTGAACCAGATCCAATTTGAATTAAACAATTACTTGATCCACTTGTGCTTATCCCGCTAAACATCACAGTAATACGTTTTACCCAAGATGGAATACCTGTAAAGTCAACAGCAGTTCCAGATGCGGTTTGTGCAGTTGCGAGAGTTAGCGAACCACCTTGAGTAAGTGAACCAGTCAAGTTACCAGTCACATTCCCAGTCAAGTTTCCTGTAATGCCACTCGTAGTCAGCGTAGCGGCAGTTGAGCCATTGACCTTGATATACCCTTGCGCGAGGCTGGAGTCGTTTTCTAATGAGAGTGATGTTGCCATAATTAGTTAGTTGGGATTGACAATACTTCGTTTGCTACCTCGTCAAATGTATATGGAGCAGGATCAAATACCTTACCTCCATCGTGAGCAATGCGAGTTACTCCAGTTTGCCATACGGAAATAGTCCCAAGTTTCGGAGTTGCTTCGTGAGGGTAAGCATCCCACCATACTTTGAATTGAAGAAGTTGAGATGCGGTGAAGAACTTGTTCACCCATTGCTCTGCGGCTTGATATGGATCAGCAGGAACTTGTTGCTCTGCGATCAATTCAGCGCACTTAGCATTCAGCATATCGTCTGTAATATCTGGAGGAACCACATCACGATAGAAATATGCGTTTGTTACTGGATAGCCAAACGAGGCGCAAGCCGCTCCCAATACTGTGTCGATGTATTCTTGTGAAATCATATTAAGCTAATTTCCAAAGTTTGATTGTCGTGCGTTGATCTGCTCCTGCGGTGGAAAGGGTAGCATCGGTTATGTTTATATAACCCCTCCCAACAATTCCCGTAGCCGAGGAAATTCCTCTTATTTCAAAAATTGAAGGAGAAGCTATTGTGAACTGCCCATCAAAGTCTGTTTGGATCGGAATAGCATAATTGGAGTTTGTATTTTGTTTTTTAGTAACCCATCCAGAGCTGGATACATTATACAGGCCGAGGACGGTTGTTGTTCCATTTGTTGCGACAGCAAGACCGAATGGAGAATTGGCCTTAAAATAATAAGTTCCAGCAGCAAGCGTGATTTGATTGCCAGAAATGCTTCCATTGTTGCCAGTATCAGCAATCTCTGTGTCAATCGTGAGAGTTGTAATTGTGTTTGCGGTAATGCTTTGGCCAGCGGTATCTGGAGCAGTAACCCATCCATATTCAAGATATGGTCTTGCGCCGCCATTAAGAATGTAATTTGATAGTAGCATATTAGTTAATAAAAATTCTCCAAGTTGTTCCGTTGTAAATCAGATAAAAGTTACCATTCTCCACATTGCAATCCAAGTTTTCAGCCAATCCTTCGATTGTATTTCCATTTCTTGCAACAACGAGATTGTTGGTATCCCATGTGCGTGACCTGTCAGCAAAAACAATCGCTTCGTTTAATGCTGGAGTTGCAGGAAGCGTCAGCGTAATAGTTCCAGCAGATGTGTCAGCCAAGATGTGCTGACCCGCAGTAACATTTGCGCTTGAGGTCAACGATACCCAGCTTTGAATTGCTGGAGTCGTTATACCGCTTGATCCGTTAAGTGTGATTGGCATAATTTTAATTTTCTATACTATAGTCCATACTGATCCAGAAGGGACTGTTACAATAACTCCAGAGTTAACTGTAATTGGCCCAGCAGTCATTGCGTTTTTATTTGTAGAAATTGTGTAGCTAGCGGTGACATTCTGATCATTCTCCCAGAAGATTTCGTCTGTTCCTGCGCCAGTTGCGCCACCGCCTCCAATTCCAGTTGCTCCTTGAGGCCCAGTAATACCAGTAGCTCCCGTAAGACCCGTAGCACCAGTTGGCCCTCCGCTTGGGCCAGTAGCTCCTGTTAAACCAGTTGAGCCTGTCGCTCCACCAGCAGGGCCACTTGGGCCTTGAGGGCCAGTAGCCCCTGTAGAACCAATTCCAGTTGATCCAGTAAATCCTGTAGCTCCAACTGGCCCAGTTGCCCCCATGAATGTGCCATCATTGGCAAGACGAATAAAATAGCACATCAAGCCTTCACCATCAAGGCGAGGTTGGTCAAAGATTTCAGTTGTATTATTAGGATCACACGGAACATCCCAAATAACCCTGCCATTAGTGATCGTCTTGTTTATCGTTCCGTAAAGAGCATAAACAAGATTATCAATCAACGATGGAACTGATTCAGATGAAATAGATGGATATGGAACTTCAGGGCAACAAGTGCTGCTATAAGTTGAGCTGTTACAGTTGCAAGACATATAAGATTGGTTGTTTTTACATTACTGGAAATTCAAGTCAAATATTTTCTACACTACAGTCCATATTCCACCAGAAGGAACCGTAACAACTGCTCCAGATGCAATTGTAATAGGGCCAAAGCTACCAGCGTTTTGTGCTACTGGAATTGTGTAAGATGTATTTACTGTTTGTCCATTCAGAAAGAAGATGGCATCAGTTCCTGCTCCTGTTGCGCCACCAGCAGTTCCAGAGGGGCCAGTTGCACCTGTAGCTCCAACCCCAGTTGCACCAGTAGAACCGATTCCTGTAGCTCCCGTGCCACCTTGAATTCCAGTGCTTCCTGTTGAGCCTTGAATACCTTGTATCCCAGTGGCTCCAGTCGATCCGTTTATTCCTTGAATTCCAGTCGCTCCAGTTGAACCTTGTATGCCTTGAATTCCAGTCGCACCAGTGCTGCCCTGCGTTCCCGTGTTTCCAGTTGCTCCAGTTAAACCAGTGACACCTGTTGAACCAGTCGCGCCTTGTCCACCAGATACACCAGTCGCGCCCGTAATGCCAGTTGCGCCAGCAGGGCCGGGTGCGCCTGATAATGATACACTCCAACTTGAAAATGTTCCAGAACCTACAACAGAAGTAACATTTACAACTAATGCGCCAGTCAAGCTATTGTAACTGGTAATTGTTCCTTCCATCTTATTGGAAGGACTATTAGCGATAATAACAGATTGACCAACGCTTAATGCGAGTCCAGTTTCAACTGTTAAAGATTGCGTTCCTAAAGCAATTGTTAATGGAGTGGAAGAAGATGTTGTATATTTGTCTCCAGCAGTGCCAGTCGCGCCTGTTGATCCTGTAGAACCTTGTATTCCCTGCACTCCAGTTGCACCAGTGCTGCCTTGAATTCCTTGGATTCCCGTGGCTCCTGTTGAGCCTTGAATGCCTTGTATACCTTGGACTCCAGTCGCACCTGTTGACCCAATGCCAGTAGCACCAGTCGATCCTTGCCCACCTGTTAATCCTGTAGACCCTGTAGCTCCTTGAATCCCTTGGACTCCAGTAGCTCCAGATACACCCGTTGCGCCCGTGATGCCAGTCAACCCTGTTGCGCCAGTAGAACCTTGAGTGCCTTGAATGCCAGTCGCCCCTGTGCTTCCTTGCAAACCAGCAGTTCCAGTTGCACCTTGACCTCCTGTAATTCCAGTTGAACCTTGAATTCCAGTCGCTCCAGTTGATCCAGCACCAGTTGCACCGATTTGTCCTGTAGCTCCAGTGCTTCCAATTACGCCTGTAGCACCAGTAGTTCCCGCACCAGTTGATCCTTGCGGCCCAGTTGAGCCAGTTGCACCAATTACTCCTGTGCTTCCAGTTGCTCCAATGCCACCATCAGCAGAAAGAGCAATTTGCCAGTCAGAAAATGTTCCTGATCCTTGAGTTTTATCAATATATACAGTAACAAAATTATTTGCTACCTGAATTATATTTCCCTCAACCCAGTCGAAAGGATAGGCAGAATTTGCAACAGCCCTAATTCGTGATCCGTATGTCCAGCCAATTTCAGCAGGACTATAATAAAATGTAATTGTTCCAACTTGAATTGGATGCGTTGTAAAACTTTGTCTAGTAAGAACTGGTGAAATTCCACTTGCACCAGTGGCTCCAATCCCAGTTGAACCAGTAGCCCCGCGAATTCCAGTAGCCCCAATTCCGCCTGTTGCCCCAGTTGCTCCAAAGCCTGTCGCCCCTGTTCCCCCTGTAAGACCCTGAATGCCAATTCCTGTTGCTCCAGTAATACCAGTTGAGCCAGTCGATCCAGCAGAGCCAATACCAGTCGCTCCTTGTGGGCCAGTAGCCCCAGAAGCTCCAATTCCAGTAGCACCCGTAGCTCCAGTCGATCCAACATTAGGCCAATTACAATCCATGGAATTTAACGGAGCGCATCCGCAACCAGAAGAAGTAGAACTAGGAATCCAATTATATTTAGCCATAAAAATATCTTGTTATTAAAATATGTTTATAGATTAATTGTCAAAGCATTTCCTTCATTTGATCATAAGCCTCTTCAATTAAAGTCCCCATTTCTTCAACAGCATCTTCTTCTAAATCTGAAAACCTAGCATGTAGAAGTTCGTGCGACAGAACATTAATTAAATCTCTACCAGAATTTCTATTTATAATGATTTTTCTATCTTCGTAAATGCAAATTCCATCATTTGGAACTCCGTCTGTCTTTCCAGCGTCACCAAACATAATTTTCCAAAGACTACCTTTTATTCTTATTTTTACAGATTTTTTTTTCATCTTTGAAAAAGTAATGAGGTGTTGGTTTTAACAAACCATTTACATCTGCAACATTAAAAGATTTCTTTTCAATCAATTCTAATTTCAACCCTGCTGCAATCCTATCTCTACAAGTAGTTCTCTTGATATTCCATATTTTGCATAAATCGTTGCGAGTATACCAACCTTCTGGAACTGGTTCCATGCTTCGATTGCTCGCTCCCATTAAAACTTTTAGAAAGTCGTTAGGAGTCATGGCAACCTCCAAGGCTGATTAGACTCTCTCGTTGTAATATGGATACTTGATTGTTTTAGTTCTTCACAATACTCTCCCCATAAAAATCCTTGTTGCCATGCAAGTGTAGCCCTGCGTCCCTTTGCATACTCCATCGCAGACCTTTTAGTTAGAGATCCGATATTGTATCCAGTTCCACCTACAAGATTCCTGCCAGATTGCATGGAAACCTTATGCGTGTGGCCGAAGCAAACCTTCCTTCTTGTGCTGTTGCAGAATGCTTCAGCCGTATCCCTAGCAGCCATCTCGTTAAACAAAACTCCGTGCTGAAATCCAATGTCTGCGATGTCAAACATTTGAAAAACACCATCCCAAGGGATTAGCGGAGCGCGAAGTTTTTTACAGCAATCTCCAATTGCTTCAACAATCTTGTATGCGGCATGAGCTACGACAGCATTGTTGCTTGATTGAAGTCTCCATGCACGATCTTCATGGTTTCCACAAAGAACAATATTTGCCTTGAGCATTTTCAAGTGCATGAGTCCAGTATCAATGTCTGGAATCAATGGCTCTGCCTCGCTTGAACCTTTTGCGCCTGCCATGAGAGCAGTTAGATCAACAAAATCACCAAGATGAATTGTTGTATGCGGCTTAAAGTCTTTTTGAAACTTCAGAACTGCATCGAGTGCTTCTTTGTCGCAGTATTTTGCATGACTGCAAGAAACTGCTAACACTTTTTTCCATCTGTGTGCAATATTAGCCATATTTATTTATATCGATGCGATACTTGGATTAATCCGAATTAAATCTTTTACAAGAGTTTTTTTTCTTACTTTTCTCCAAACGCCATCACCAGACTCTGAATCTCGCTCACCTTTGCCATTCGTATTACCTTCTATACATTCTATCCAATGGCCGTTGTCGCTGACAACAAAACCAACATGAGAGAAATCAAATGTCACAATATCTCCCAGTTTCGCTCTGTCTTTTTCAGAAAAAATACGAGTAGTATTTGGCCTGTTTTTTGCCCATGCAGTTAGACCATAAGCAAGCGCAGTTTTTGGTCGCCATTCTTCAGGAGTGCTTCGCTGAAGATTTAACCATTTAGTAACTTGAGAGTCTTCAAGCCATTCCTTGATGCACCAATCAATGAATGCGGCGCACCAAGGCCAAGCGGCAGGAACAAGCTCAGTTGCTTTCTGATACTCGCGGATTTGATCTCCGCGATTATTTCCGCCAATCTCCCTAACGCCAACCTGCGACTGCGCGATGGCAATTAGTTTTTCTAACATTTATTTTTTGTCTTTACGAATGATATTGATGAGTCCAACGAGACTCAATCCAGCCGCAAGAATTCCTTCTTGCATCGAAGGATCAAGTTTTACTCCGAGAGCAGTCGCTACCAAAATCAAACCACGCCATGTGCTATTCTCACTGAGTCGTTCAAGAACTGTATTTACAATTTTCATATTATTTGTCTTTTATTGTTTTTGAGAAGTGTTCCCAAGCATACATCACACTTGGGTCTTCTTTTGTTTTATTTTCAGTTGGTTTATCTGGGTCGATGTATGGAATGTATGATACTGCCAGTTTTAATTGAACTGAACCAAGTTTACCTTGATTCTGTCCTGCTGGCGGTATTGGTATATTGACGCACGAACAGAGAATTATTGCAAGCAGAATTGCAAACGCAAATTTCATTTGTCTTTATCTTTTTTCAGTTTTGCAAGCATTACATAAATGGAAACCCATGCGGCAATAATTGCACTAACTGAAGCTAAAACCCTAAACCAAACATCTAATTCTGGGAGCATTGAGATCATTACGGCAAATACACTAAATACAGTGCCAGCATATCCAGTTCCATGTGATGCTATGTTGCTATCGGGAGTCATTAATTTATATTGCTTTGGGTTTCCATATTTTCGTTCATGATATTATCCTACGATAATATAAATTGTATTTGCGTTGGGTGTGACGATTAAATCGTATCCAGCTTGCGTGATTTGAACGATATTAGAAAGTTGAGTCGCACCTGTAAGCCCAGTAGTGTCTGATAGAACAATATTTGCTGGCGTTACCCCAGTTGCTCCCGTCGAGCCTTGTGTTCCTACTCCCGTAGCCCCCGTAGCTCCAGTAGCTCCATCGTTACCTTGGACTCCAGTCGCGCCAGTGGCTCCAGCGTCACCTTGAATTCCTGTCGCTCCCGTAGCTCCGTCTGCTCCAGCAACCCCAGTAGCACCAGTCGACCCGTCATTTCCAGAAATACCCGTCGCACCTGTTGCGCCTTGACCACCAGCGAGTCCCGTTGCGCCTGTCGCTCCGTCTAAACCAGACGCACCAGTCGCACCATCTGCTCCCGCAACGCCCGTCGCACCTGTCGCCCCTTGCGGCCCAACTTGAGTATACATTACTTGAACAGCAGTTAAAATAATAGATGGGACTGCGGGAGACACAGGAGAAGTTCCTGCTGGCAATGTTTCAACAGTCAAGTCAGTGCTTGTTCCAGACCAGTAAATTTGCACCTGTTGTCCTGCCGTTGCTGTTGCAACATAGTTTACAGTCAAAACTTGACGATTGGGATTCCCTGCTGCTTTTCGGGGTTGCAAATCAATTTCTGTTGCAGAATCAGGATAATCGACATTATTAGTCTTTAGCCAGAATGTTGCCTTTTCAACAGAGTTGGCAAGGTTTGTGATCTGAACAGAAAAAGTGAGACTGTATGTTCCTGCATTGGCAAAAGTGATTTCATCACCATTTACAATTGTTACTCCATTTTGTTCTGATGTGCTACCAATTGAAATAACTTGTTCCGTTGTTGTGCTAACCAATGGTTGATCGGTTAAGTCGTAAAATGATCCGTAATATCCCAACGCTCCACCAGCACCAGTAAGACCCGTTGCCCCAATATCTCCAGTTGCTCCAGTAGCCCCTCTAACCCCAGTCAATCCCGTGGCACCAGTCGCGCCCGTGCTTCCAAGATCACCTGTTGCGCCTGTCGCTCCAACGTCTCCTTGGATACCAGTGGCTCCAGTCGCTCCAACGTCTCCTTGGACTCCAGTCGCTCCAACATCACCCTGAACCCCAGTAGCTCCAGTAGAACCCGTTGCTCCGTCTGTTCCAGTTACGCCTGTGGCTCCTGTAGAACCATCCAAACCAGCTATACCAGTTGCTCCCGTCGATCCCGTAGCTCCATCTGTCCCGGATATGCCTGTGGCTCCAGTGGCCCCATCTTGCCCAACAATACCAGTAGCTCCTTGTGGCCCAATAATTCCTTGAACTCCAGTAGCTCCAGTGCTACCAGTGGAACCTTGTAATCCAACTCCAGTAGCTCCAGTCGATCCAACCAATCCTGTTGCGCCAGTTGCACCTTGTGGGCCTGTCAAACCAATTGATCCCGTGGAACCTGTGGCTCCGCTTACACCTGTCGCGCCTGTTGGGCCACCACTTGGGCCAGTTGCACCTGTTGCTCCATCTGCTCCAACTGCTCCATTTCCATCGAATGATACAAATCTCCAAGTAAACCAAGTATTAAGATCAATGTTGTTTTGAACCCCTTGAACAAATGGTTGTGCTGTTGCCCAAGTTCCTTGAACACGGAGATTAATTATATCTCCTACCTCAAGCCTGTAAGTAGAAATAACGCTTTGCGTATAATTTTGAGATGATGCTGTTAATGCAGCCTGTCCAATAACAACTTGTTCTGCATTTGGAGAACGAGTAATATCAATAGAAATTACTTTGTTATTTGCGGTATTCCATGTTGCTCCATTTGCATTTACAGAAGCATTCCACTCAAGTTGATACAACCCCGCTTTAAATACTACGAAATCTGTTGATCCAGTGGCGTGTGTAATATAACCATTTGCGTTATTCCAAGAAGCATCTACATCAAAAGTAATGTCTGTATTAGGATCACTTAAACTTTGATTTCCACTTTTATAATATGTTGCTTGACTGGCAGGCTCTCGGCTCGCAGTAAAATCAAGTTTTCCAGTAAATGGATTAAATATGAGTGCCATAGTTTGTTGTTCCTTTTTTTAAATTATTTTGTCAAGCAGTTATGTCAGGGCCAACAGGCCAAGATAAGCCTTCTTTCACAATCTGCTCTTCGCATTCTTCGTGAGTCCCTACAAATAATGTTTGTGGCGTGGCAATGGATTGGTCTGTTTGTTGGTAGAAAATAATTGTTTTATCTTCATATGCCAATTTCCATTTGCCTATAGAATCGTCGTATGACCAGCCATTTGCGCTTGGAGTAATTATCATGGGACTGTTACGGAAAGGGTTGAGGTAGCCGAATTATAGGTCGCTGTTGTTCCAGCAGGGACGCCTGTCAAAGTTCCTACGCCCCAAGTGTTTGCTGTCGAGCCTTGGAAAAATCGGAAAGTTGTAACTCCAGATGGAGGGGAAACATTGAACGAAACAGTAACGAATAAGCCAGTCGCGTTAAATGTTGCGGTCGCGGTTGATGCTCCAGTTGTTTTGAACGCTCGCAAAAAGCCCGTTGTAATAATTGTTTGCCCTGTATAGGTTAATGTTCCCGACAGGACAATAGTCCCATTTCCTGTTTTACTGACATTTCCAGTCCCTGCAATATTGCCAGTAAAAGTTATTGTGTTTCCTCCAAGAGTGCGAATCTGAAGTGCAGTATTTAATTGAAAGTCATTAGGTAGGGTTACACTACCCCCCGAATCAATTCGTCCTGCGGCGTTAGAGAGAGTAAAAAGTCCCGTTCCGAAAGCATTGTTCGATGTAAATAATATATATGCAGCTACCCCTCCCGAAACAAACGATGTCCCCCCAGAGTAGGTATTGTTCCCGCCTATTGTTAAAACTGCCGTTCCAGTTTTTCTTAATGTTCCTGATCCGCTAATTACTCCGTTGAGAGTTGATGCGCCTGTAACGGCAAGCGTTCCAGCGTTAATTTGCGTTGGCC